GTAATAGTTCCTGTACTTGGATTTGATGTATAAACATTGTTTCTAGCGTCTGTGCCAAAGTTAGCGGCAACCAAACCAAAACTAGGACTACTTGTTCTTAAACTGCCTGCTCCAGTTACTACTGCTAAAGCATTTCCAGTCAGCGTTAATTGAGTAGTCGATTGAATTGAAAGAACAAAACCTACAATCGTATCCCCAGTAAATAACGGAGAACCTACGGGAGTGTTAGTTGTGTTAAAAGTTGTTCCTGTTCCTGTTACGATTGCACTACCAGCAGTAGTAGTAATTGTTCCTGCCGGCGTTTGTGTCGTTGGAATATGTTGCCACCACTCGTAAACACCGCTTCCTGCGCTAGTTTCGATTTGTAACGCTGGGCATAAATCCGCTACATAATATTTGATTTGCTGTCCGATGTTGCCGTTAGTAGTTCCTAGTTCAAACCAATCTCCAGTCCATGTGGTAGTTGAGAATCCTGAAACAGCTACGCCTGTACTTGCATCTCTGCCTACAATATTTAGCCAGCCTCTTTGACCGCCAGTTGCACTATTAACAGTAGCAGTTGCACCGTTAGCAAAAGTTAAAACGTCATTGTCGTTTATAGTTCCAATCTTGCTTCTAAGTTTTACATAGCCAGTTGCAGGCATAGCAGTCCCAGCCGTGCTTGGGGATACGGCCAAGTCTGTAAAGATTCCTAAAAACTCTCCACGATTGACACCGCCTACTGTTACGTCAGCAGTACCATTTGTTCCAAGTGATGGCACGTTACCCGTTGAAGCATCGAACGGCACCCACCAAACCTGAGTACCATCGACCACTAAATTACCATCGGAAATCGTTGTTACGCCTAATACAGCCGCTTGCTGGCCCCAGCGACTATCGCTATTGATTGTAAGCGTTGCACCGCTATCAATCGTAATTGTTTCGCCGTTGTTTAATGCCAATCCTCGATAAGCAAAACCATCTGTTGCGTTAGTAACAGCGATAGCCGCATTGACTGTAAGTACAATGGTTGTTGTGTTGGTAATTGAGGAGACTATGCCAATAAAGTTAGTGCCCGAGTAAATCGGCGAACCTATCGGCGTATTGGTTGTATTGAAGGTCGTTCCTGTGCCGGTCAGCGTTGTGCTGGAAGTTGACGACGTAATGCTACCAGCGATGGCAAACGGAAGCGCATCATCAAGATTCCTACTGGCGCTGACGGTAATATTTGCCATCGTTTACTCTATAACGGAATCACTATAATGCTGTTGCCCCAGGATGCGAGCGTTACGCCTGTGTTGTTTTGAACGTAAAAACTGCTTACGAAGCTACTGGGGATGTTATCAAAAACTAAACGCTTTTCGCTAGTTGTAGTTGGCACGCTTTGTTCATAAGCAACTGTATTGTCGGTTATTACAATAGTTGGCGTTCCAATCGGCGTAATTTCGCCTAGTAAAATTACAATTCGTACAAAATTAGAATTGCCAACGTTAGCAACATTTAATGCAGATGATTGTTGCGTATTTATTAGCCCATTTAACGAATCAGCATCGATTACAAACGCTTCAAATCCAGTTAAAGCCTCGATTAAGTCTAATGTTGAGTTAATGCGAGAAGTTATTGCCGAACCTAAATTAGAAACAGCTAACAAACTCGATTTTGTTCCATTAGCCAATAAAGCTAAATTACTTGCGGTTATAACATAATCGGTGTCTTGTCCGGACGAACCAGCGGGAGCTGGAATAGGTATAGGAATTGGTAGCTGTGGCCCAACCATAGCTAATCCCCATTCTCATCTTCGTCATCTTCTATTGATAACGTCGTGTTACCCATATCATCGGTGCCAATAACACCTTTTCGACGGCTAGCTTTAGGAATGATGTTTTGTATTACTATTGGTTTTTGGTCTTGCTTAGGTTGTTCGGCTGGTCGCGTTTGAATAGCTTCCATGCTCATACGAATGCGCTCTAACTGCTGTTCGCTCGCTAATCTGCGCTCTTCCATCAGTTTTTCAGACTCAGACAACCGGATTCGCATTTGCTCCAACTCAAGCTTTTGTATTTCAAGAATATGCTGCATCTGTGAGCTTTCTTGTTTAATTAACGCTTTATCAGCTTCCGATTGTGCTGATGATTGTACTTTTAGCATATCAACTTGAACGGACTGTGCTTTAACTTGCACTTCCTGTTGATCGATTGATAGCTTTTGCTGTTCGATAAATTCTTTAAATTGCTGTTCTTGTACTTTTAATTGAGCTTCTAACTGGTCACGCTGAGCTTTTAGTTGCTGATTTTGAATCTCGATTTGATTCTTAACAGCGCGATCTTGAGCTTCCATTTGAGCTTGTTGCAACCTGCTTTGAGCTTCGATTTGGGCAATTTGCAACCGCCCTTGCACTTCTTGCATGACCGGATCAGGCGGAGGTGGTTGCTTCGCCGCTTCTTCTTTGGCTGTAGCAATTTCGCCAATTTGTTGAAGGGCTTTGGTAAATATGCCATCTAGCTCTTTGCCTCCTTTAAACCGCTTAATCATGTTTTGAAACAGGCTAATGCTAAAATCAATTAACGGCGGGTATTGCTCTACAAGACCACGCATTTGATCAAAGAATTGCCCTGCCGTTTGGATAAGTTGGCTACCTTCTTGTGCTTGCTGTGCCTGGTCAATAGCTACCATTGAGTCTGTAGCAATTTCTATACGGTAAGCGCGTTTCTTACCATCACGGAATATGTCAATAATTTGACGCTTCATGTCATCAATTTGTTGTAGCGGATTGAGTGCTGGTAATGCCATTGGTGGCATACTTTCTTGACTCATTTCTGGCATTGGAGGTGGCTGAGGCGTAAAGATTGTAGGCTCTATTAAAGCATCAGCATCACCTACATCAAAAATAGTTTCTGGCTCAAACTGCTCCGCAATAATTGTGCCAAGGTTTGCTACAGCATCAGAGATAAACTTAGCAAACATGTTCTGGCGCACGATTAAACCAAGGGATGACCACTGCGATTCCAGTCTATTTGCTGTAGCTGACTTGTACTGCTCTGATGTACCACGAAGCAAATCAGATACCTTTAAAGTCTCGTAGAGCTGCTGTAGCGCTGTTTGTCTCGCGCCTTGCAATACGTTAAGGGCGTTGATATATGGCTCAATGTTGAGGCTCTCAATGCCGTTAGCGAGGCCACCACGCTGCTTGTAACTAGGCCAGTTAGTAACTGGAATAACTTTTAGATCGCCAGTGTAGAGTTGCTCTACCTGGTTGCCCAAAGTTGCATCATAAAGTTGGTTAGTGCGGATAGCTTGGGTAACGGCATGGATACGGGTAGTAAGCCGTTCTACCTCTAGGATTTGGTCTTTAACGTGGGCGTAATCTGATACTGGAACTACTGAGTCTGGATCTGCTGTTTGGCGAATAACTGAGCAAGGGTAGAACTTATCAAACTTAGTAGGTGGATCTGATACTTCTAAGACTGATTTATCACCCCCTTTTTGCATCCAATATACTTTGCCAGTAGCTTGACACCAAACTTCGTATATTTCTGCTTTACCCTCAAACTTGTCATCTTTACGGGCAATATCTTTTTTAATTACTTCTGGGTAGGAGTCATAGGAAAGTTCTTTTGCCACTTCGCGCCCAAACTTTTCCTCTGCTTCGGCCCTATCCAAGTAGGCACGACGCGATTGCCATTCAATTTCTGACTCATTTCTTGCATCTGAGCAGTCGTAATCCGAGTACTGTACGACTTCAAGAATGGCTTTTTCATCAACTTTTTGCTCAATTTCAAGGCTGCTGAGGATAATGTTGCCAGGGCCAGTACGAAGATTGCTAGTGTCCCCATCATAAGGTTTACCCTCTCCGTCTAATAAAACCCCTGTGGGATCTTTAATTAAAGCAATTTCTTGCAAAACTGTTTCAAACTTTGGAACATACCTAGCCCATAGAACTGATTGGCCAGTAAGCAAAAGCTGTAAACCAGAGTTATGGCCAACTAAATGGAAGTCAAAATGACAATCCATAGCGCACTGAATGTTACGCTCTAAAATTACGCTACCAAGTTGGTAAGGAATGCCCCCTGTACGCTTACGAGTGTTAACTTCTGCGCGAGGTGTGGAGCTAAAATAAGCAGGTAATAAGGTTTGATTACAGTACCACCAAACGTTAAGTCTACGCTCAACATCGTTTAGCATACCAACTTGCTTTTGAGCGTTATAAACCCTAATTGATTCTTCTGCTAATTCTATGAACTTTTTGCGGCGTTCTGCTGAGTCTGTAAGTTGAGATTTCCACCAACGAGGCGAATACTTTTGTGATAACGGTGCAATCTTCATATTCTAGCTCTGCCCTGTTGTGATCTAACGCTTGCTATGTAGCTTTGAAGTTTAATTAAGCCTTTATTAAATACTTCTTTAGGTTGCTCCCACTTAGCATCAATTAATCTGGCTTTACAGAGGTATCTCAGGGCGTCTACGGCATGGTCATTACCGCTAGTGTCTAAATCCTCTGGATTACGTTTGTCTATTGACATTGATGGTAAGGTTTCTAACAAGTATGGGCAAGTAGCAAATATGTATAGTAACGGTGGTTTACCTACTAACCTTTGTCGTATTTGTGACCAACCGGACAATCGGTCATTATCTGCTGCGCGAAAGCTAGGATGCTTGTATTTAGCAAATACCTGGGTAAATTGGTCGTTAATGCTTGGCCCACCTTCATGGCTAAAAATGCTAGGGTCAGCTACTGCTATTGGATCTTCTCCCACGGATACTGAAGCGATTCGATTTGCTTGTTCAACGTTATCGACTCCTTTGCCCCACATTTCTCGATATATAATAATTGACCCTTTAGGATACGGTACCTCATTACCTCGGTCATCACGTCCAGAACTAACAGCACCCCAGACAGCAGCAAAAGGACTACGATAACCCCAGTCATAGCCCAAATAACGGGGCCAGTGTTTAGGTACGTTAAAAGGAGCAACGATATGTTTAGAACTAAACTCAGGAAAGTAACTACCCTCATGGATTTCAAAGTCTCCTTCTAGCCAAGCCCGCACCAGCTC